GCTTGATATGTTATATTATTGTTTGCATTGTTTATAGCATTTTGAAATGCTTGTACAGAACCATCTCCTAATCTATTACCAAATGATCCAACTCCTGTTGTACCTTCTGCTACACCTAATTCTTTTAACCTTGAAGTTTCTGCTGGAGTAAAGTAACTATTATTTTCAACAGTGTTAGTTTCTGCTTTTACTTGTATATCTTTAGAGTTTGCTACTACTGTGTCTTGTGTTTCAACTTTTACTGCTTGTGTTTGTCCTACTTTGTTTAATCCTGCAATTTGCACAGTATCTTCAATAGTGTTTGTAATTGCACCTGTTGCAATACTTGTTATCTCACTTTTAACACCTTGTTTAGTTAATTTTTTTGCATTCTCATACGTGTTCTTTGCCTTAATTGCTGTGCCAAGTAGTGCAAGTGGATTACCTGTAACGTTAGGATCCATTAGGTCACCAAACACATCTAGTCCTCCTGCAAGTACTCCTGTGTTACCAAACAATGATGCACTTCCTCCGCCTAGTATACTTAAAGGACTTGGTGTTGAATCATAATGTAATTGTGCAAATCCGTCTGGATTGTTTCTATTAACTCTACCTTCAGCATATTTTATTCCTTCATATATTAAAGTCATTTGATTGTCTGCTGGTGCACTGCTACTTGAATTAAGTTGCGGACCTTGCCAACTACTAATGATAGGATTAATTAATGTGTATTCAAAAAATCTGTGTCTACTTAATTGATAGATACTAATCTTATTAAAAAAATGACCAGCAGTGTAACTGTCATAACCAAAACTATAAGGTGCTTGGTTTGATGCTTTTGCTCCACCAGGCTGAGGTCCTGTTATTGATTTGCCATTGTAAGCAGGCTGTCTCGATAGTTCATCTGGGTAATTAGAATCAGCATAATAATTCTTAAAGTATTGTTGCCACATACCGCTTACCATGTTTACATTATCATCATGGAAAGTAATATTAATTGGCGTATATTGTACTTGTGTTTGTACATTTGTTTTTTTACCGTATTGATTTTTTACTTCAGTGTTTACATTTACTCCTGGTACTTGACATGCTTTTACAAGCATTCCAACTTCAATGTTAGGTTCTGCTTTTGAAAATCCTATGCCTGCACCTGGCGATCTTGCCGCGGCTTTATTGATGTCAAAATAAACATGATATAAAAATTCAACTTTAGGTGCAAGACGCATGTAGTCATCAGTAAACAATCTAGCCGCATGTTGATAATCTCGCATATCCCCATTACTGCCAAAAATGCCGCCTACTACATTGCCTAAAAATTTGGTTACTTTGCTCATACTATTATTTAGTCGTAAAAAAAGGCCGAGATATTTTACGTCCCGGCCTTATAAACAGATGACTACTAATTAGATATTAGCCTGTTGCTAAAGTTCTAATTGTTCTTCCGATAGCAGTTCCAATACCGTTTGGCTGACCAGCACCATTAGTTTGGATAGCGTTATCGTATTGCAGTGACATTGTAATGTCAACTGGATTTGAATCTGAATATGTTAACTGATTGTAGTTAATGTCTTGTACAAAACAACCAACTAGTTCAAATGTTTCAAGTACACTTGGTGTGTTAGCACCGTTACCACCGTCTAAGATTTCAATTCTAGTTTTGAATTTGTAATCTACTCCGGAAGCCGCACTTGATTGTTCGAAGAAATCGAATTGTTTCTGTAACTGTTGACCTGCACTCTTACTCACAGCGTTGTTTACATCATCACGTATTGTGATTGTAATTGGTTGCCATGTGTGTTTACCAGCATAGTAAACTTTTGAGTTGTAAACGTCAATTGCAATTGATTCGAAGTTTACATTCGGTCTTGTTACATCAATTACTTGTTTTGTAAGTTCAATGTTAGGAGCACCAGCACCAAAATTTTCAAGGCTCACTCTAAAGCGATACTTGAGTTTTGGCATCAACAAGCCTTGTGAACTTGCAGATTGGTCACTCGCCAACGGAACTGTAAATTTGCTTAAACTTGAAATAGCCATCTAATTTGCTCCTTGTATAGTTTTATTTATCCCCATTATTGATTGCCCAAAGTTGCTATCTCGCCAGTGTTCTTTAAGCGTAATGGAATGTAAATAAATTCCACACTTTTTACTGGCTCAATTGCAACGTCTACATAAAGTTCGTTGCGATCAATTCTTGCTGGAGTGTTGTTTGTATCATCACATACAACTAGGAAGTCATATAATGCTCTTTGACCTACAAGTTCAAGTAATAAACTTTCAGTTGCTTGTTTGATTTCATCACGTGTAATCTTATCGTTTGGTTCAAACATAAACGGTTTAGCAAGTAAAGTCATTTGACGTCTTAAGTATGCAACTAATCTTGCAACATTAATTCTGTCCAATGAACTAGCATTTTTTGCTCTTGTGTTTTGACCAAAGTTTACTAATCCACTACCAGTAATAAATGTTAATGGGTTAATTTTAACTCCTGCCATTGTTTCACGTACACCGTCATTTAGTGCTACTGCATTAAATTCGCCTTCGCTGTCAATGTAACCTACGCTTGATGCGTTGCTAATACCACCACGTCTTGTACCTGCTGGTGCAAACCATGGAAACGATACAGCATCACTTACTGCAATAGTACGTAGCATCATGTGACTTGGTGGAACAACAATGTTTTTACCTGTTACATCAGTTGTTAGTCCTGATGGATAAAACGCCGCCATGTACTCATCGTATGACACCATTCCGTCTTCGCCATCAGTAGTTGCACCTGCTGTGTTGTTACCCCAATTTTGTAACGAAGTTGCATTTGGTAATAGTCTAAACGGAGTATCAGCAACAACAAATCCTGTTAAGCCTCTGTCTACGTTTAGTCCAATTAAGTTACTTGTAAGTTCTGGATAACCAGGAGCACTTAACAATGTAAAGTTACGTGTTTCTTCATCACGTAGTAATTCATTACTATCAACTGCACTCTTTAGTCCAGCAATAATAGTTTGTCTTTGTGCATGTCTGCCAAATAATCCTGAACCGTCTTCTTTAGTTGTGTTCCAACCAATCCAACGTGCAGTTTTATAAGCCGCCATTGCTTCGTCACCAAAGCGTGTGTTTTTACCACTGTTTGCTGTGATATCAATTTGATTTGCTACAAATTTCTTAACATTGAAACCTGAACGTCTAGTGTTCCATAGTAGCATACCTCTTGGATATAAATCTGGGTCTGGAGCATCTGGATCTACATAGTTAGAACTTAACAATGCTTCAATAGTTGCCGCAGTATCACCTGTAGCACCTGCTGATCCATAACGTGCATCTGCAAACACAATTCCATCTTCAGTAGTTTGATCAGTTACGTCAATTAATACCCATTCAGTTGCTGAATTATCCCAACGGTAAACTTTAGCACCGTAAGCATCTACGTCAGCAGTTGAAACCCAAATATCACCTTCAACTAGATCAGTACCATCTGACTGTCCGCCAGTTTTTTCTGGAGCAGTTGCTGATACAATAGGTCCTTTAGGATCAGTTGCACCTGCTAATGGTGTGTAATTTAAATAACCTACCCACTTGCTTCCATCATGCACCATAATATCAACTTCATCTAATGTTGTGTTGTACCATAGTGTACCATCTGCTGGAGTTGCTGTTGGAGCATTATCACTTGCTTCGTATACAAGTGGTTTCCAGTTGCTGATAATGTGTGAGTGATCATCATCTGCGCCTGCTGTGTAGTAGTTTGCAGTACCTGATTCAACACCTGCACCTGAACGTGCCCATGCTGTAAATCCTGCACTTGGTAAAATACTTGACGCATCTGTAATTTTAATTTCGCCGCCTAATGCATGGCTTATTGAAAGATAACCATTACTTACTGTTGCAGTAATGTGTTCAAAGCCTGCCGCACTAATTGCTGACGCAACACCTTCAACTGTTGCTGTCGATACAGTCACAGTTTTAGCAGTTTGATAAACGTTACTACCGTTATCTGTTTCTGCCATTGTAAATGAACCTGTACTTACAGTTGGGTTTGCACCTTGTTCAGTACCTGTTGCACTTGTTGGTGAACTTGTTACTCTTCTGTATAATTTAAAGTTAACTAACTTTTCAACACCTGTTGTACTATCTTCTGATCCGCCCCTACCTGAGTAGTTTGCAAGAGCAAATATTGTACCTGCGGAAATTAAAGTACCGCCTGTAGTGTCAATTGTGTTAACTGCTTCTTCTCTTGTATTGTAAACTGGTGTAGTCACTGTTGACCATACACCTAAACTATCATTCCAAACTTGTACTTTAATATTAGCACCTAAGTTTGGTGAAGTAGTTTTCATCCAAACACTTCCACTTGGTTTAATACCACTTCTAGAAGTTCCTGCTACTGTTACAGTATCTGTTGACTTCCATGTTGGAACGTTTGAGTGTTTTGAAATTTGTACTGCCATACCTGAATAGTATGTTGCAGTAATACCAGTTTGTGTTTTTAGTGTACTTCCAGTTGCATCTTCAATTACAATAGCACCATCATCTGTAGTACCATCTGAACTTGAAGTTCCATCACTGTAAATCTCTAATACACCTGTTGTTGTAACTTTAGCACCAACACCTTGGATACTTGCACCGTTAATTGCATTTGCAAGTGCAGTGTTTGTAGTACCTGAAAGTACAACACTTGTACCGTTAATAATAAGTGCTTGACCGTTTAATAATGTTGGACTTGATACAGTACCTTGAATTGCTGGCCAACTAGATGCCCAACTATCAGAACTAAATGTTGAGTCACCACTTGTTAAAGCGGCAATGTTTGCACTAGTTGTAGAACCTACTTTGACCCAGTTGTTATCTGCATTTTTATAGTACACATCATTTTGTGTTCTTGCAGTTACTACAGCGTAATCACCTTTTGCACCTACGCTTGATTTAGGATCACCAGTTGCAACATCTCCAACAAGTTGTGTAGCGGAGTTAAGAACTAAAGGAATCTTGTTAGTGAATTTTTGTGTTGCTCTGTTCCATTCAAATATACCATATAATGAATCGTTTGTATCTAACCAATATGTACCATCTGCTGGTGTACCTGCTGGTGCAGATGAACTACCTGTAAGTTCTGCAAGGTCAGCATCTGCTCTTACAACGTATGCTCTATTTGCTACGCCTAAGAAAGAATATGCTGATTGCAATCCGTACTCATTAAGTTCGTTACCATGCAATGGATTGTTAGATGAATCTGTATAAAACTTTGGATTACCAAATGTTTCTGTTAATTCTCTTTGTGATGTAATTAGGTATGGTTCTCCAGCATTAGATTTTAATGTTCCTTGTGCTGTTCCTGTACCTGCGCCATTTGGCTTATTAGCGGCAGTTGCTACGATAATTAGTGGTACCGTTGCGGCCGCGGCTGGCGTATAAAAACTTTCGTCTATTACGCTAACTTCAACTCCTGGTGATGTAAGTGCCATCTTGTTACTCCTTTAATTAAGTTCTTAAACATATTTAGCCACTTCTACTAAAAATGCGGTATAATAATAGGCGGAAAAGGTACCGAAAAGGGCGGTAAATACAGTTATGGCAAGACCTTTATGTAAATCATGTAACCGTAGACCCTGTGCAGTAAACTATAAGAAGGGCCGTAAGACTTACTACAGAAGTAAGTGTGAACAATGTGCAAGGGGAAGAACTCCAAGCACACCTATGTGGTATCAACTAGGATATAGACAAAAAGATAAATGCGATAAGTGCGGTTTCACAAGCAAACACAGTGAACAATTTGCTGTGTATCATATTGACAGTAAACTAACAAATTGTAGACACAGTAATTTAAAAACTGTGTGTGCTAATTGTCAGCGTATACTACACAAAGAAGGATTTACTTGGAAACAAGGTGACTTAACACCCGATTTTTAAGAAACTCTACACTATCATTGTTTTCAATAGTAGCATCAAAGTCTACGTTACACCATGCCCATTCTGATATATGAACTTCAGGAAAGTTTTCTTCCATTTTATGTGCAACTACTATATTCTTTGCGCCTTTGTTACTATTAACTTGACGCATTTGATGTTGTGCAGTAGTCCACCATTCTGGTTCGTCACCACGTTTTACACGCCATAATTTTCCACCTATTGAACGTAGCATATTTGCTTCATTTTCAAAACGCACATCTGGAATAACAAATTTACCCTCAGGATTTTCAAGTAATTGCTTTTTAACAAGGCTGACCCATATACCGTCATAGAATCCATTACGCATACAATCTGTTCCAAATAATTGTAATACTAGTCTTGGTGTAATTGGATTACCTGTTTCCGTACTCCAATAAGGATCTACTTTTTCACGCCATGCACGTGATTCAGGGGTTTTGCCTTCAAGCATTTCTCTTTCCCAACCAAATACACTGGCTACTCCATCTTTGAGTTTGTCTGCAAATGAAATTTTTGTAAAGCCTTGATGCTCGACTAAGAAGTCTGCTACAGTTCCTTTACCTGAACCAATAAGTCCACAGATACCAATTATCATAAAAGATCCTTTATTAAAAGTATCTCTAAATTGTATAGTCATTGTATAGGAAAGTCAAGTAGTTTTTAGCCAATTACGAACGACAATGGTTTAGAACCATCTACGTAATTTGCCAAATCCATTTCCAATTTCTCCATTTCGGCTTGGGCATCTGCTTTGAGTGCATCACCGTTAAGTGAAGTACCACCTTGTGGTGTAGATATTGTTGCGAATTTGCCACGTGCTTCACCTAGCATATATTTACATACTGCTAGTGTGTAGTCTTTCAACCATTGTCCTGCATATGGATCACTTAATAGATTAAAGTCTGGACGATAATTGTATATTTGCATAAGCACTTGTTCATCTGATCTAGGTCTTTGCATAATTGTTAACTTTTTACTTACAGGATCAAACTTAAAGTTAATAAAACTACCAAACATTTTACCTACTAGTTCTTGGTAACCTGCAAAAGCAAAGTAAGTGCCTAATCCACCCATTTGTGATGAATTTAAAAGATAGGTATTTGTATAAGCAAGATTAAAAGGTTCAAATAATGTACCTCCATCACCGCCTCCTGATCGCGATCCAATAGAACGTCTAAACAGTTCTCTGACTTCAATTACTTCGTTTGGTAAAATATAATCATTTGTATCTTCTTGAAATTCTAATATTGCATATGATTCTTCAACAGCGTTTTCTGCACGTTGTCTGTATTTTCCAAGTGCCTTTTCTAATCCTACTTCATAATGTTTAGGATCAAGTTCTACATCGACCATCCCGTCGCCAAGTAGAGTACGAACGTATTCAAAGACTGCCTGTTTCTTATTTTCTAAATCATTGCTCATATAAAGTTTCCTCTGTTAAACATATTTATTCTATAAATACAATTACTATGCCCAGACTCAGTTTATATAAACCGGAAAAATCCGCAGATTATCGCTTTATAGACAGGAATGTTTACGAATCCTTTCAAGTAGGCGGTACAGACATATTCATACACAAGTACGAAGGTCCTGTCGATCCTGGTGCTGATAAAAGCACCCCAAGTCAACCTTATGGAACAAACGATATACCTGAGACAAAAATACAAGATTTATTGTTTTTAGAAAACAGAGATAGAAAATATTCAGATGATGTGTATGTTATCCGCGGTATTTACAACGTACAAGATTTAGACTTTGATCTTTCACAATTTGGAATGTTCTTACAGAATGATACTATTTTTATAACATTTCATATGAATTCAAGTGTTGAAAATTTAGGGCGTAAATTAATGAGTGGTGATGTATTAGAACTACCACACTTAAAAGATGAATATGCACTTAATGATTATGGTGTTTCACTTAAACGTTTTTATGTAATAGAAGATGTAAGTCGTCCAAGTGAAGGATTCAGTCAAACATGGTACCCACATTTATTAAGAGCAAAATGTAAACCAATACTTGATAGTCAAGAATTTAAAGAAATATTTGATAAAGATAGTGGCGAAGGAACAGGATCTACTATACGTGATGTTTTATCAACATACGAAAAAGAAATGCAGATCAACGAAGCAGTTCTTAACCAAGCAAATGAAGATATTACAGGCGATCCTGAACAACCAGTAATTAGTGGTTATGATACAAAGCAATACTTTGTAGTACCAACTGATGATAAAGGCAACATTGATATTAATGATGACGGGTCAAGTACTCCAACATTAAAAACTGCAAAAGGAAACTTTTATGTTGGCTATCTTACTGAACAAGGAGTTCCACCAAACGGTGCTTTATACAGTTTTGGATCTCAGTTTCCACAAGCGGCTAGTGATGGTGAATTCTTTTTAAGAACTGATTACTTTCCAAATAGACTTTTCCGTTACAATGGTAATAGATGGGTTAAATACGAAGATGCTGTAAGAGTTGAAACACCTAGCAGTGATACTGCTAAAAATCAAATTGGTACATTTGTTAATAACAAAAGTAAAAATACTATTAACAATACAGAAGTTGATGAACGTCAAGCATTATCGCAAGTACTTAAACCAAAGGCAGATAATTAATGCAACATTTTTATGATGGACAAATAAGACGCTTTGTAACACAATTTGTTCGTGTTATGAGTAACTTTAGTTACAAAGATAGTGCAGGCACTTTACGTAAGATACCAACAAGTTATGGAAATCTTACTAGACAAGTAGCACATATCATTAGAGATAATAGTGAAAATAAAGTTGTAAGTGCTCCTCGTGTAAGTTGTTACATTACAGGTTTAGAGTATGCTCGTGATAGAGTTCAAAACCCAACACATGTAAGTAAAGTACATCTACGTGAAAGAGACTATGATACTGCAACAGGTGAATACTTAGATACCCAAGGACCAGGATACACAGTTGAGCGTGTTATGCCTGTACCATTTAACTTACAAATGAAATGTGATGTATGGAGTACTAATACAGATCAAAAGTTACAAATTATGGAACAGATGCTAGTTTTGTTTAACCCAAGTTTAGAAATACAAAGTACAGCAAACTATGTAGACTGGACTAGTTTAAGTTTAATAGAACTTGTAAGTGTTAATTACAGCACTAGAAGTATTCCGCAAGGAACTGAAACTGAAATAGACATTGGCGAACTAGCATTTACAATGCCTATATGGATTACACCTCCTGCAAAAGTTAAACAATTAGGTGTGATTGAAAAAATTGTAATGAGTGTGTTTGACGAAACAGGAAGTATTTCCGATGGTATTATTGATGCGGCAGATCCAATGGCAACAATGAATGTTACACCAGGAAACTTTGGCTTGTTAGTATTAAACAATACTGCTAAATTATTAGCACCTGCAGAAGGTGTAACAGAAACTTCACCAGGATCATTTGATAGGACAGGAGAACCTGTAAGTTGGTTTAAACTATTAGATCAATATCCAGGTAAATTTAGAGCAGGTTTAAGCACAATAAGATTAGCAAAAGCAGACGGAAATGAAATTGTTGCAACAGCAAGTGTAAATCCAACTGATGACACACAAATAGTTTTAAACTTTGATAGTGATACAGTACCTGGAAACACAATTCTTACAGACAGTGTTGCTAGTAGAGGAACTATTGATGCTATAATTGATCCATTAACGTTTAATCCAGACTTAGACAATCTTGCACAAGGAACACGTTATCTAATTTTAAATGATATACATCAGCATTTAAAAAATGACAGTTCTGATTCTAATATGAATGCTTGGCAAAATGCAGATGGCACAGTAGTACAAGCAAGTACCAATGATATCATTACATGGAATGGCACATTTTGGGAAATAACTTTTGATGCAAGTTCAAATGATGAACGTGCCGATTCTAGTGTAGTACAGACCCCAGTCTACATAACTAATACATATACAGGCGTACAGTATAAATTTACTAACGAATCAAACGCTTGGTTAAAAAGTTATGAAGGTGAATATTTAAAAGGGTCATGGCGACTAGTAATATAAAAGATAAAAACATTGTTTGTAGTGGAGCATTATTTTATGCTCGTAGCACTAAACGCTTTCTATTCTTAGAACGTACTAAAACAAAAACCGCAGGTCAATGGGGACTTGTAGGTGGTATGGCAGAAGGGGACGAAACTCCTTGGAAGGCACTAGAACGTGAGATAAGTGAAGAGGTAGGTAAAACACCACCTATTAAAAAAGTTATTCCTTTAGAAATGTTTACTTCAAACGATAGTAAATTTTTCTTTCATACATACCTTGCAATAATTGAACAAGAATTTATACCACAATTAAATGAAGAACACAGCGGTTATGCTTGGACTAATGTTAATTGTTGGCCAAAGCCTTTGCATGTAGGGTTACGTAATACACTTCAGAACAAAGCAATCAAAGAAAAGTTACAAACAGTTTTAGATTTAATTGTTTAATCTACTTTAGACAAATCAAGATAGTTATAATCCATTTTTATGCCTAAACTTTTAGGCAAAACATTAAACGCAATAGTTACACGTTCTTTATCACTAGGTTGACTGTCATGCACAATATAACTTGGAAACAGTAAAAGTCTACCTGGCATTGCATTTATAGTAAAAATTTCACTTGTAAAAGCAGTGCTTTCTGCACTACTAGTTTTTATTATCTGTCTAGTTTTATCATGATTGTAAAGTCTGGTTGGAGTATTTTCATCAAAATATAGAACACCACTCAACAAACTATTTGAATGAAAATGTGAAAAAATATTACCTCCTGATTTGGTATCAGTACCTGGAGCATATTTGTTTGCCCACATCTGTGTTATAAAATATTCTTCTTTACGCCAACCAATTGTTTCCGCAAACGCACACGCACTGTCCAAAATGTTTGTTACTGTGCTTTGCATGTAATCTTTTTTATGCAAATCATCTTCACTTTGCAAAAACAGATCTCCTTGTACCCAATTTATTTTGGATATGTCCGGTAAGTCTATTGTTGTTGTTGCGATTGGTATTGGAAAGATACCACTGATGTTCAGTTCATTCTTCATACAAATAATTATCGTATAAGTAATTGTAACATGGACAAACTGAAGATTAGATTCACAAAACCCCCTGGACCAATTAATAGTTTAACATCACAGCAAGTGGTTGTAGATAAATTTGAAGATTGGGATAAAGTCCCACAGCCTGTACCTGCTACAAAAATGGTTCCAAATTGGTTTAAACAAACTAAATCACTTGGCGGTCCAATTGAAACAATGCCTACAATTAAAAAATGTCCACCTTTTTTAGATGCAATTACAACAGGATATATTATTAATTTTTGTTCTGAGTTAACAGTAACACACTTGTCTAACTCACAAGTAAGCAAAAAAGGATCTGGTGGCATTTTTATGACTTCTCATGCTATTGGGCAATTTGAAAATGCTCCATGGAAAGATAAACCTGTATTAAAGTTTGGTAGTCCTTGGATAATAGAAACACCTCCAGGTTGGAGTTGCTTTTTTACACATCCTTTAAATGTACCAACTGATAATTACCATACATTAAGTGGAATAGTTGATACTGATACTTACAGAGTACCAATTAATTTTCCTTTTGTGTTTAATGCTCCTGTAGGAGATGCATATGAATTTAATACTAGTACTCCAATGGTTCAAGTTATTCCTTTTAAACGACAAGACTGGGAAATGGAAGTAGTTGCTACTGACTGGAATGAATGGAAAGCACATCAAAATATTTTAGGCGATGCAGGCGACGAAGCATACAAAAATAATTTTCATGTTAAAAAGAAATTTACTTAATTTGATCTACTGAAACACTGCCACCAAATTGCTTAATATCAAACTTGATATTACTAGTTTTGTCACTAACTATTTCAACTTCATGTGCAGTAACACTTACTAAATTAATAATAGTATCATACTGCTTTCTTTTATCTTTATTGCTAAGAATGTTGTAAGCCTCAGTTACTTTAATAAAGTGTTTTTGGTCACCACCTCTGTCAGGATGTAGGTCCATTGACAAACGTCTATATGATTCTTTTATTTCTGCTGGAGTAGCACTTGGATTTACTCCAAGTATTTTATATAGATTATCTTCTTGTGTCATAAAGCAGATCTATTTCAGTAATACTTATTTTACCATCAACAAATGTACTATCCACACCATACTTGATTGGTTTTACAGCAATAAAACCGCCTCTAAGATTAGGCATAATTTCAACTGTATTAGGTGGAATAATTAAATGATAGTTTTCAGCAGTAATTGCTTCGTTTAGATTATTTTCATCTGGTGTAAATCTTAAATGGAAAGCAAGATTGCTTGTTGCAATCCTTACTTGCTCAGTAAAGAACGGCCCCATTTTAAAACTAGTTTCTCCTGTAACATCTGTTACTTCATATACTAGTGTTGTGTAAAACTTTTTGATCATGCTCATACTACTATTTATATGTTCTTATACCATTTTGTGAGATAGTCATAATGGTTGTCTAAGTCACGCATAATGCGGTCTATACGATAATTTTCTGAGTCAACATAACTTTCAGCATACCTTAAATAATCGTCGGCCATAAATGCTACACTCTTTTTGTAGAAATCACTTCCGTACAACATTTGAAACCATTGTCCTGTATGAAACATACTTGTAATGCCTGGTAAAAACATACTGTCTTTAGGCCCTGGTACAAATTTTTCTAAACGTTGCTTACATGTATCAGGAAGTTCTTTACTTGTAACATCTCTCCAAAATTGTGTGTCTTTTCTTGAAGCAAATTTATAGTGTGTAAAAATAAAATCTCTAATTTCATAGTACATTGATAACCATTGTCCGTTTATGTAAGACAAGTTTTGTTTGGTCCATGTGCCATCACTCTGTCTTAAACTATCAACTACAAATTCTACTGCTTTGGTTGTAAATGTAATACCTGTTGCTTCCAAAGGTTCAACAAAGCCTCCGCTTAATCCTATTGCAACAACATTATCATGTGCTATACCTTCGTGTGTACCTATACGCATTTGTAAATGATTAGCAGGAGCATCAAATTCTCCTATTGCTTCACGTAATTCTTTTTCAGCATTTTCTTTAGAACAATAAGCGTCACTGTAAACATATCCATTTCCTATTCTTTCATATGTAGGAATAGTCCAACGCCAACCATGTTTCATTGTTGTTGCTTTTGTATATGGATGACATTCTTCTTGTGGATTTTTATATTGTGTTGGAATTGCAACTGCACTATTACATGGCAGATTTTCAGTTTCATCTAAATATCTAACACCTAATGTTTTTCCTAATAGTAAACTTTTGAAGCCACTACAGTCAATATACAGATCTGCATGATATTCAGCACCTCCGTCATCACGTAAGCATTTAATACCGTTTTCAAACGTATCAACTTCTACAATTTCAGTATCAATTATTTCAATTTCATTTTTTATTTTTTCTTTAATTGCTTCACCAATCTTATGTGCATCAAAGTGTACTGCGTCCCACGATGGCATCATAAAGCCATGTGTAAAATCCATCACATGATTATACTTGGGTGATTTGTTTGCTTTAGCAAGTTTATAACTTTGCACAAATTCAAAAAATTCTTTTTTACTTTTTCCCAACCAATAATTGAATGTAGGAATTTCAGGCCCTAATACAAAACTACCATAGTCATCATTGTCAACAAAATACGGTTGATCACTCAGTGCATTAAACTCTACTCCTAATTTGTAAGTTGCTTTGGCCGCTTTCATCCAGTCTATAGGCTGTAATCCACATTTACGTAAAAATTCTGTAGTGTATGGTTGTGTTCCTTCACCAACACCAATAATACCAACTTTACTGCTTTCAATAAGTTGTATCTTAACACCAGTAGGTATAGTGTTTCTTAAATATGCGGCTGATAAGTATCCACTTGTTCCGCCTCCTAGTATGCAAATTGTTTTTATCATTTTATCTCCGCGTAATTAAAGTGTTCTTGGTTGCCTAACTTGGTTGGTAACAAGTTGAAACTAAGAGTATAACGTGCTTTGCTTGTTATGTTCTTTTCACTTCTATGTTCTATGTAACTAGGCCACATAATAAGTTTATTAGGTTCAGCCTTACTACTAATTCTATCCGTTAAAAACGGACTGTTTCCGTCTCGTGTAACACTTATGGTGTTACGCATTTTACTTATCGGATTATAAAATTCTGTACCACCCTGATCAGGCGTACTATTCAAATAATATACTCCACTTAACAAACTATTTGTATGAGTATGTGGGCCAATGCTTTGACTATTGCTAAATTTATTCATCCACATGCTTGTAATGTATAAATTTTCAGGTTTATACCCTATTTTATTACAATATTCAATACCACAATCAATTATTTGTTTGCTTAAAGATGAAAATGCAGGTTGATCTTGTAAATTTTGTTTAGAAATTTGATACATAGGAAATTCTTCAAATCCTTGTTTATGATTTGTCCATTCTACAGCATCTATCATTTCTTGTATGTCATGATCACTTATGTCAAGTTTAAATTCTACAAATCCTGTTGGAAATAAACCTATTACATTAGATTCCATAGTGTCTACCTCTTGATTTTTTACCTAAATTCTTTAAATTAAAAGTATAAGGTATTACTACACGTTCTTGTAGTTCACTAGAATTAGTAAAATTGTTTTGTCCTGTCATATGCGGAATGTCACTTCTAAAAATCACACATTGTCCTGTTTTGGCAGGAACATAAAACTCTCCTTCAGTGTCAACTGTACGTGTTTTAAAGTCTGGTTGCCAAGGTTTCCACTTTGTATCAGGTTGAAGTAATCCTAATGGTGCAGAACCTTCTGGTGCATGTACATAATACACAGTACTTAATAATGTGTTTGCATGTATATGAGGTTTATGTGTACTAGCACCTTGTTTGCTTAATACTGCCCAACTATTTGCAACAAAAATATCTTCTATATCGACATCCCAACCAATATTATCCGCAAACTTGTGTACTTGTTGTATTAACCATTTGTTAAGATTTTGTAATTCGTCATATTGATGAATACTTCCGTCAGTTACAAACCCCAAACCTTCACCATTGTCTATACTATTTTCTTTTTCTAAACGTCTTATTAAATCGTAAATTACTTTATGGTCCGAACAATCTTCAATTGAACGTTGTGCAATACCAACATTAGTGGGCCATATAGAATTTACTTGCATTATAGAAATTCCTTTAGATCTTTTTCAAAAAAGATTCCTTTATCATAGTATCCATCGTAACGTTCATTAGCATAAGGACCGTTAGCATCTACATAATGTAAAAATACTTGACCTAATTTATAATCCTCAATTTCGCACTTGTTACGCCAGTGCATTACTTCGCAACCTTTGTAAAGAACAGCATCACCATCTTCTAAAAAGACTTCTTGATCTTCAATTACAATAGGCCAGTTGCCTTTTCTATTGTCGCTTAACTTTACAGTTAAACTATATTCACATGCAGGTCTATCCCTATGCTTAGGCATAGCATTTCCTGAAGTATACAAACGTGCATACGTATACGTTGGAAACAATGTTAAACCTGTGATTCCTTCTACTTTCTTGTGCATAAAATTTAAGAAAGCATCAAACGTAAGGTCGCCACTTCGCGGACCTAAACAACCAGGAACCATTTCGTCACCGGTTTTTGCTTGTGGATCTCCTTCTGTAATATAAACTTTAGTGCTAAATTCTAAATATTCATACAGAAAATGTGCAGTTTCTTTTTCAATAAAATTTTTTATGTGTTTATATGGTTGCATTAGGTAATATTTTCTCTTTTCTTTCTCAATACAAATATACCTAAGCCATTCCAATAGTCATTTGGATCTTCTCCAGTTGTTTGTAGTTGTTTTTGAAATAGTATTTTATATTCTTTTTCATTTATATGCTCATTGGTTGCATTTTGTATTTGTATCCAATTCCAATCATCCATAATCAAAACAAATGTTTCTTCAAACTTGTCATAATACCTTGTTAAAAAGTTTTTTGTTTGTTCATACGTATGATCACCATCATAAAATACTATATTACTAGTATGTGGAATATTTGTCAAGTCTAAACTTTCCACAGGCTCATTAAATCCTAATACTCTGTTAGGACCTTTGACTTTTGCCATGTTTGTTTGGAATATTTTGAGAGGATTTCCATCTTTTCCTTTCCAACCGTCTACTTCACGCATAGGTTCTATGTCATTTGTGTGCCAACTGTCAATACAAACTGCTTGTATATTATTGCCTTCTAATGCACTACAAAATGTTGCACCATGCCATGAACCAATTTCTAAATATCTAACATCTTTTGTTTCACATAGATTGTTTAAGAAATGTTTAATCTTATGACTTGTTAGACCTTCTATTTCTAATGTACTATCAGATAACTTACTTAAATTATCCATGCTTTTTTCAATTGCATTATTAATTGCACCTACAAACTTGTTTTTTGTTTTTGCACTTACTACATCTTCACAGTAATGGCACTTCCAACAATTAAATTTACAATTTTTAATTTTTTCACGCCATACTTTAATTGGCTTGTTGTCTAAATCGCCTACCTCAATAAATTCATTAAAGTTATCAAACAAAATGTCTTGATCATTTGCAAATCTTTCAACTAAATCTACTGTTTCCCATAATCTATCGATAGATTCTCTTCCATGCATTTTAAAAACGTCAATACCAGCGTCCATAAGTTCAACCCAATCTTCTTTCCATGGAGTAAAGTTGGCAACTTTTAACTGTGCGGCAGGATCCATTGCGTCCCATCTAGGACATGTAGGTTTAGATATAGGATCCATAAAAAAAGTTGGAGACATTGCTTCTTGTCTACTAAAATTAAATTCAAAATGTTCGTCTTGTACAGGACAATTACCCCAACACCCTTCGTTGGCTAATAAACTTACTCTAAAGTCTGGACATATATTTTTTCTAACATATTCTTTTGCTTCTTTTATCTCTAAAAGTTTATCTTTGTCACGCATTAAATCTCTATCTAAGTTTACATAATAAAAACCTGCTTCTGCAAGTTTTACAACTTCGTTTGCACGTTGTACATTACGTAAAATTGTATTTTTTACACGTAGTTCAGGATATGCTTTTTGTACAGCACCTTGTAACATCCACATTGTGTGAGGCAATGTTGCAATACGTACACCTGCTTCGTATAAGGGTGCAAAGTTTTTAATCCATGTTTGTAAATTTTGTGTTGTAGGAGGCACATTTATATTATTAAATGTTGCACTTACAGGTATGCCTAATATTTCTTGTATTTGAATTGCATTTTCACTTATAGCACCCCAGTCACCTTGATGAAAAACATCACCCATGGCGTCTTGCCCAAACGGAGGTATACGACTAGTGAAGTAAACATCATAGATATACTTCTTATGTTTTTCTAAAAAGGGTATAAATCTTTTGGAAAAACTATCGTAATCAAGTTTTGGATTCAGGGGAATCGAGAAGTTTTGCATTTGTTTG